CGAAAATATCTGACCCAGAAGCAATTCTGCATAACTATTAAAAACATGAGGAGTGACCCATGCCCAGACAAGAACTGACCGCAACCAATGAAGAGAAAATGGTTGATTTGGACGTTACCGGCCCAGCCGTTGATGTTGAACTCCCAGAAAAAGGCGCAGTACTCACCGAAGTAGCACCCGAAACACCACCCCCGCCCCAAGAAACTACTGAAAAAATCAAGGTAGAAGAAGTAGAGGAACCTAAAAAAGAACTCGAAGATTACAGTAAAAATGTGCAGCAGCGAATAAACAAGCTGACAGGAAGATTGCGGGAAGCCGAGCGCCGGGAACAAGCAGCAACGGATTATGCACAAAATGTGCAAAAGGAAAATTCAACCCTTAAAAATCGGAACACGGCTTTGGACGGCAATTATATTATTGAATTTGCCAATCGAATCACGACCGAAACTCAAGCAGCCAAGGCTGCTTTAAAACAAGCTACTGAAAATGATGACGTGGACAAGCAGGTTGAAGCACAGCAAAAACTGGCGCGTCTCGCAGTTGAAGCACAAAACCTAAAGAAACTCAATGACCAAAGAAAAGTTCGACAAAGTTTGGCTAATAAAACAATAAACACAACTAATTTTAATCAACCAAGCGCAGCCCCTCTTCCACCAGATCCTAAAGCGGAAGCATGGGCAAGAAAAAATTCATGGTTTGGTGAGGATACAGCCATGACCATGACCAGTTTTGTGGTCCATCGTCAGCTGACCGAAGAAGAAGGATTTGATCCTTCTTCTGATCAATACTACAATGAAGTTGATAAAAGAATGAGAGAAGAATTCCCACATAAGTTTAATGGGGCTTCTTCTGAACCGGAAACTCGTCCCGCTCAGACGGTCGCATCTGCTATACGCAGTTCGAAAACAGGGCGCGGCAAGACTGTGAGACTCACACCATCACAGGTCGCTATAGCCAATAAACTTGGTGTGCCACTAGAAGAGTACGCAAAATACGTGAAGGAGTAACACATGGATAAAACCACGAAAAACGTAAAAAACACAACTCGAGCTTCACGCGAGACCGAGGGTCGTGAAAAAGAAACACGGCGTAAACCTTGGGCTCCTCCATCCGCATTGGATGCACCCGAGCCACCTGAAGGCTATCATCATCGATGGATTCGGCACGAAGTCCGCGGACAACCTGACACTAAAAATATGTCAGCGAAGATCCGCGAAGGATATGAGCCTGTGAGAGCAGATGAATATCCGGAATTCGAGTCCCCTGTCGTTGAAGACGGCAAACACGCAGGTTGCATTGGGGTAGGAGGGCTGATATTAGCCCGTATTCCTGAAGAAACTGTCAAAGAGCGCGAGGATCATTTTAAGATTCGGACCGAAGGTCAAATGGACGCAGTTGACAATGATTTGTTCAGGGACGGCACTCATCCTTCCATGTCGGTACATAAACCGAACCGACAAACGCGTGTAACAATGGGTGGTACTAGAAAAGCTGACGAAAAGTAAGTTTTTTAGGTACCGAATAGTAATCGTTCATCTTTATTTCGGAGGAAATAAATGGCCAATGTAGATAAAGCCTTTGGGCTTCGTCCATATAAAGGTGCCGGATGGCCGGTTCAGCAAGCAAATAAGTATTTAATTAATCCCTCGGGATATGGCACAAGCATCTATCAAGGTGATATTGTTATATTCAATGGTGGTTATATTGAAACTGCGGCAGTTAGTTCTGCTAATATTGTTGGTGTGTTTTCACACTGTTACTATGTTGCTTCTGACGGAGCTCCCACCTATAAGAACTATTACCCAGCCAGCACGACAGCACTCGGAAGTGGCGACATAGAAGTATATATCTATGACGACCCTAACCAACTGTTTCTAGTACAAGCAGACGGTGCTTCAGCTATAACCTGTATGGGCAGAAATGCTGATACAGACGGCATTGGTGGTAGTACGACAACGGGCGTTGCAACAAGAGAGCTTGACTCTAGCAGCATCAACACGACAGCAGCTTTACAGCTTAAGATTGTTGGTGTGGTCCAAGACGATTCTAACGGAGACCTCACAGCAAATAATGCAAATTTAGTCGTTCTGATTAATGAGCATTATATGCGAGGTGCTGTAGCAGGAACTTAGGAGTAAATAATGGCTATAAGTAGAGCGCAACTTGTAAAAGAGTTGCTTCCAGGCTTAAATGCTCTTTTCGGACTGGAGTACGGACGCTATGATCAGGAACACGAACAAATATTCGATACTGAATCTAGTGACCGGGCTTTTGAAGAAGAGGTCATGCTCACCGGTTTTGACACGGCCCCCGTTAAATCAGAAGGAGCGGGAGTAGCCTTTGATCAAGCGCAAGAAGCGTTTACATCAAGGTATACCCACGAAACGATTGCTTTGGCTTTCAGCATTACGGAAGAAGCTATCGAGGATAATCTTTATGACAAATTGTCAGCAAGATACACTCGAGCGCTTGCCAGAAGTATGTCGAACACCAAGCAAGTCAAAGGTGCAGCGGTATTGAATAATGCTTTTAATAGTAGTTATCCGGGCGGCGACACGAAAGAACTTTGCGCAACAGACCATCCAACTGTGGGTGGAGCTAATTTGCGTAATGAGCTTTCAACAGCAGCCGATCTGAATGAAACTTCATTAGAACAAGCATTGATCGATATTGCAGCATTCACTGACGAACGCGGTTTAAAAGTTGCTTTGCAAGGAATGAAGTTAATTCTTCCTAAAGAGCTTCAATTTACCGCTGATCGTTTATTGGAAACTCCCGGGCGGGTAGCAACGGCAGATAATGACATTAACGCTATTAGAAATATGGGAATGATTCCCGAAGGCTATACTGTTAATCATTATCTTACTGATACAGATGCGTGGTTCATCAAGACAGATTGTCCTAACGGTTTTAAAATGTTTAACCGTGCAGCAATCAAAACTTCGATGGAAGCGGATTTTGATACTGGTAACGTACGCTACAAGGCTCGCGAAAGATATTCGTTCGGGTGGTCTGACCCTCGAACTGTCTTTGGCAGTCCCGGAGCATAAGCTAAATGGAAATGGAAGACGTAATACACTGCTTATAATATAAGCAGACTTTCTTACTCAGTATTACAAGGAAAGAGAGCTTCGGCTCTCTTTCTTTTTTAAATTTAATGATATAGAATGGAAGCATCTAGGTAAAACTTGTCCTATAGACTGACCTAGCAGACAAGCCAAGACGATAGGACTTATTTCCAACGGAGGAAATTATGGCAAAAACAACCTTTGCGGGACCGATAAGGTCTCTTGCTGGTCTTATTAATGCGGGCTACAGTTCCGTTGTTAGTCTAACAGCAAACACAACTATAACGGTGACTTCTCATGCCGGTAGAGTATTGTTATGTAATGATGCGGACGGTGTATTTACACTTCCCAGCATTGTTGTAACAGAACCTACTGACAAAGGAGATCCAAGCCAATTATGTAATCTGGGTGCCCAATTTACTTTTGTTGTTGTAACAGCAGCAACAGATATGGACATCACAACTGATGGCACTGACAAATTTGTTGGTGGTGCTTACACAGGTATTGATGACAGTGCAGGAGGTAAAACTTTTATCTCTGGTGCATCTAATGACACCTTTACTCAAAACGGTACCACTAAAGGCGGATTAGCAGGAAGCATTGTAGTAATTACCGCAATTGCAAGTGCTAAATACCATGTTGCAGCACAGTTATTAGGTTCAGGAACTTTAGTAACACCATTTGCTGACGCTTAATAGGGGGTAAATTATGGCTGATACAGTCACAGGACCAACTATTCAGTACGACTACGATAAGAAACTGGTCACATATTGTTCGGTTTATTCAGACGGAACCGGCAGTAGCACTACTTTAGTAGATGTCTCTGCTTTAAATCAGTCCGCTAATAAAGAGACCTGTACCCATGTAGCTTTGAACAAGATATGGTACAGAATTGGAGGAGGAACAGACTCGCCAGAATCTCTCGATTGGGACGCAACAAGTGAGGTTACAT